CAACGTTGCTTCAGGTGTCTGCTTCCAGAAGTTGCTTGTGGCACGTACAAGCTCCCATTTGGTGTAATCGTACCCGTGAGCTTCCAGAACCTCTCTAGGCGTCATTTTGTTACCCCTGACAACCTTTAAGATAGTTTCACTGGATTGAGTGCCGTCTGAATCGTATCCATTCTTCAGTGGCTTCTGAAATTCGATCCCAAGCCGTCTTGCTTTGCCTTGAAGAGCGTCATAGCTAATCCCGAGTTTGTCGGCCGTCTCTCGTCTTGTAAATCCTTCAGAGGCGAGCTTCCTAATGCCGCTAATTTGTTCATCTGTCCATTGCATCTACTCGCCTCCTGAAAATATAATAGCCGTGAGCAATTTGATGACGCTGCTCAACTTTCTGACGCATAACTTTCCTTGTTTCACGGCTCTCGGTTTAGGCCCCGAGAGCTTTTTTGTTGTTTAAAGAATTTCAATAAGCTAAAATTAAATTGTTCCCAATAAATACTCATTTTTACTCCTCTGTAATACCCCAACCTTCTAGCTCTCGGACTCGACCCCGAGGGCTTTTTTATGTGCCTATTACAAGTATTGTGTTACACTAATTTAGTGAGTTCATTCTCACACTCCAAAATGATTGGCCTTCGTTTTCCCAGAGCGAAGGCTTTTTTGTTGCACAAAAATAGCACCTCACCATATCTACAAGCACAAAGTAAGTACCCCTTCAAGGCCATCAAAACTAATCTCATTACCGACATCAAGCCCGCCATCCAGTGGAAGTAAATCTGATCCGGTCGAAATAATCTCAATAGATGCATCACGAGGCAAATTGTTAAGATAATCAAGCAATTGACCGACAGTTCGTATTTTCCCGGTTGGTGCCTCAATTTCTGTGCTTTTTTCCATGTTTACAAATCCCCTTAGTCCGTATTTTGACTATAAAAATAGCACCTCACCGTTTGGCGGAGTGCTCGGGTAAATGAAAAGACGCCGCAGCGTCTAATGTTTAGTTATGTGCTTATGTCATCATTTCAATTTTTTGATGTCAACGTCAACAAACCCCGGCAACGTTCCGATGTAACCATAGTTTCCGGGATTACCATAATTACCAACGTTGCCATAATTACCATATACACCAAAGTTAATATTTTTATACGGTGTTAGTTGATTATACATGAGACGATTTTCTTGGGTAATTTCACCCAAATATCTGCCGCTCATATCTATAAAAATCTTTTTCTCTGACAAGAAATGGCCAATGTTGTTACCAGTATTAGAGTGTAGTTGTCCATTAACAAAATTTGCTATATGTTCTCCTCGACTATTAAACAAATATTTCATGGTTATCACCTCAAAAAAATAGTACTCCAGCACGGACGGTAATACTACATTGAAGTGATATCTAATATCCTTGGAGTGACAGGTTCCAAAGCGAACGGGCGGAGTTGCACCGTCCTGTTTCAGCATTGAGTAACCGGTATCAACGAATTGCCTCATCGGATTTTCTTATAATGTTCCACCAGTTGTACTTCCCGGTGATGACTAACGGTTCTACTAGCACAGATATCGCTAAGAGTTGGTCATCTCAAGTTGCGTACCAGATGAACATTGGTTTTGACTGACTACGTGTGCCAGCACAGTAATGCAACCGGCGGGAATCGAACCCGCGACCTTAGGCTTATGCCAGCGCTCTACCATTGAGCTACGGTTGCTACGTTTTTACGGTGTTGAGTAATGTCAACCGTCTTGCGTTCTAGAAACGCTCTACCCTGATACGCTTTGCCCGCTCACCACGTGCCAGATTGGCATTGCGGACGTTATTATTTGAAGCGTTTGTCCATAGCGTTTAATTAATTATTTGTGTGCTTTTGGTTCTGTGCGATCTTGTTTCTTTGTTCATATGATAGAGAACGATCTGCTAACGCGGCTATTTTGTTCAGAGGGTGCAAGGCTGGTGTCTGCGCCCGTGAGATGCCATTCGTGCCTTCTTTGATAAGGAACTGCGCGTCCATCAAGTTCTCACCGTTTATAACCTTGCGAATGACGCTTGCTTCATGTGAAGTCGTTTCTCGATTTAGCTCAGCAGGTAACGGAAACTGTAATCCAACGGTACCATAGCGTTGGCTTAACCATTCAATTAGTGGTTTGCACTCATTTGCAATGTATACAGAAAGATCGTGAAGTTGATCTTGCTCATCATCTAACATTTTGCAACCATCAAGAATCATTTTAACGGCTGTATCGTGATGCTGTTTTGTGACCGGCGCGTTGGCCTCGTAGAACGTTGTAGTGCTATCACTTAGCATCTTGTTCAGCTCTGTTTCGTGTACAATTAACAGCTGAGTGAACGTGTCTTGGGCAACTGTTAATGCTTCGTCGTATGCTGAAAGCTGAGGTACATGTATCTTTTTCATGGCTTTAGAATCATGTGCCACTTGGTCAGCGAGTGTGTCGCGTTCTTTCTGAATCCGGGCGATTTCATCATAAGCTGGACGAAACTTCTTTTCTGCCAGTTTACTAATCTTAGAGATACTTGCCGTCATTTCATTGTTGTTTTTATATTTCATGATATTCTCCTATTATGTTGTATTGTTTTCGTCTATTGCCATTAGGGTAGTACAGCATTCCATACTGCTCTGGGCTCAATCGATTCGCATGTGATTTCACGTTTTCACCATTTGCGCGAGCAGTTTTCTTTGTGGCATGCTTAGTGTTTACACCGTATGAATGCCAAAATGAATTTCACGAAGTTTATGCAGGGCTGCTGTTAATGTTCCTGTAACGCCCTGAATGCCATGTTTTGTCGGACGCTCGTGGTTCTGGCTGGTGCTTATCACAGTACCGTTGATTGAACGGCACCATGGTATTGCATCCAGCATGGTTACACCGCTTCATGATCATACCAACACGCCTGCCGTTTCGGGTTCCGGCTTATCATCTTGATAGTAAAGCTGAACAGTCAGAAGGTTATTCGGTGTAACGGATACCCGAATAAACTCAACTTGATGTCTGTGTGACATCATGAACTTGTCAATGACGCCGTTTAGTTCTCCTTGGTACGCAGTATATTCAAATAGTTTCATAGTTCTAAGCTCCTTTGGTTGTCTTCTTGAGTGTCACCACATCGAATGCATTGGGATCATCATCATAGGCGATAGATTGAATTACGTACAGGGTGCCATTAAGTTTTACTAGCACGCTGTCATCTATCGCGTCAGTGTGGCGTACTACGATCGCTATGGTGTCCGCTAGGTCTGTGTCGGTGATCTGGTAGGTCTGTGTACCAGTGCGGTCATATGATCCATAGAATAGGGTGCCAGTCGGCTCAAATGTGGAGATGTTAATACCTGTGCCAGTTTTGTGGTTAGCTGTTTTACCGATTTCAGCCACCTTGTTCAGGCAGGAAATTGAATAGTTCTTCATGCTATTCCTCCTCGTTAGCTGATGTGGGGCGCGAGCTTGATCTGCTCTTTGATGCTTCGCCCTGAAATGTTGGCACGCCAGTTAAGCTCGGCGTAGTCGGCTATCTCAAATCCAGCTGCCAATAGTGCGCCTTTCATCATGCCGTTAGTGATGTAGAAGCCACTGGGTAAGTCAGTGAATAGGTGCTTGATACCGTATGAGGTATAGTCGCCGTTGATTGTCTTTCGTTTGGCTAGTCCTTTAGTCCAGAGATACAGTTTATGCTGCATGTCCTCAGGCATCAGCATAAACGCGAATGGATGATCCTGTTCAAACTGGCTGAGATCAGATGACTTAGGTTCAATGTGCCAATTCTTGTACTCGTAATATTTGCGATACTTCTCAGGGATAGGAAATTCATGTTCAAACCTAGCCCATGTGTTTTCTGGATATAGCATTGTCTTAGCCTCCGTTGCTTTAAACTTGTTTGTTTTTGACGTGGTCCACGTGGTAATCGTGGGCAAACGTTGATATATAAGCATTCATAGGCCTTAATTAAGTGGTCCAAGCATGGTCCAAACGTGGTCCGGGTTCTAATGGACCAGAATGGACCAAGCATGGTCCACGTTCATAAGCCTCGGTATCCATTGCGCTGCAAGGGATTGACCACGTGGCCCATGTGGACCACGTAAAAAACGAGAAAACTATAACCGGACGTATCCTCTCGGTCTGTTTCCATTAATGCGTAAACGTTGCGATTGCCAGCCGGGCATATTGTCCATAATGAGTTTGATACGTTTTGCATCGGAGTTTGTACGTCCCATTAGGTAACGATCGACTGACTTGTCGAACACCACTTCCATGATCTCTCTGGTCGTGGTTTGTTGCAGTGGTTGTAATTCTCCAGCATCCAAGTGCTGTTGTAACCAAGTGGCAACATCGCCGTTATGGTCAATATGAGTGTGAAAGAAGCTGGCCTTTAGGCTCAATGACAACTTTTCCCAATTTGATGGTACTTTCATGTTGAGGAAGTCTTCGATGGCCTCTTTCATAGGGTCAACGGTCTCTGCTTCTTGTTGATATGGTTTAGCCAGTTGCATCAGCTTATCATCAGCAAAGACACTCTCACCTGCATCCACCCATGTTTTGACCTCTGCCAGTACCTGATGTACATCGTGGTTGATCTTCGGCACGCTTTCTTCATTGCGCCACACCACTTTTGTGGGCTTTGTAACGCCACATCTGATAGGAAAGAAACGCCGTTCACCAGTGGCATCTTTCAAATAGTCCTGCTGATTAGTGCTGCCAATGAACACACACTTGCGTAAATGTGGGTATACGTAATGGCTATAACTCCCGCGGTATGAATCAGACTGGGCACTGATGAAACTCTTAGCCGACTCAATCTCAGTTTTTTTCATTGCGGAAAGTTCACCGAGTTCCATGATCCAGTTGCCTTGCAGCTTCTTGTAATCTTCGTCCGTTTTGCCCATTGATTTTAATGAATCGCTGAACTTTGTCGGGAATAAGTTACGAGCAGCCGTGCTCTTACCAAGTCCTTGTTTACCTTCAAGAATTGGAACGAGTTCAAACTTGCAACCGGGTTGATAGACACGTTTTACAGCACCAGCTAACCATTTACGAGTAACGGCACGGGTATATTCATTATCCTCGGCACCTAGATAGTCGATGAAGTAACGTTCTGCTCTAGGGGTACCATCCCATTGCTCAGTTTCGATCCAGTCTTTAACCGGGTTGATTGAGCGTTCCTTGCCAACGACAACCAAGGCATCTTGCTCATTCTGCTTGCTAAACAAGAGATTATGCTTACGCTCAATATATGATCGGACGACAGCATCATCTTCATCAGTCCAGAATCCTTTACGAATTGGTAATCCTTTAACGCTTTTTGTCTTGATAAGCATCTCTGAAAAGTCGTCCCATGCAATCACATTGGCGAAGACCGGATCATTATCAAGCAGCAGTTGAACGTTAACGACTGAGTCTTTTCTAATGCCACCATTGCCGTCAAGTTTAAGGTCATTGCGCCATTGCTCTTGGCCTGTAAAATCAACGTTGACCACTTTCTTGGCTTCTTGCTTAATATCTTCGGGCATTGCTTTAACCAACCGCACGCCTCCTCTCTTCGGCTTTTAATACTGACTTGAAAATCTTATTAACCTCGGCTTCTGACAGGGGTGTATCTAGATAGTTATCATTAGTTGCAAACAGCAAGTTATAAACTGTCTGCGGTTCTGCACCTGTGAAGAACATTTTGCCAGCAATCTTAGTCAGAAAATCATTGCGATTGCCAGTACTAGTGCCGTTCACTATTTCGTCTAGCAGCCTGCCTGTCCATCGTTTGCCTCGATAAACTGTTGAACCACCAAACTCTGGGTTAGGGTGGCTGACACGTTGGATTTCATCTAGTAACCACTGAGGCGCTGGTGCTAGTTTGGTGATCTTGTGCCCTTTGAGTGGTTGATACATGCCATTCTCGCGAATACTGGGGAATACCGGTACACCAGTTGCAATATAGTCGATACCGGTTTTCTCACCATTATTAGAGAACAAATCCGATCGACTGGTCAGCCTCAATTCCTTGGGATAGGTGAAGAAGATATGAAGTCCACCGTTTGGGGTGGTTTCCACATACGTTGAAGGAATTTGACCAGCACGACCATCAGCGCTCAATTTAGCCAACGACTCATTGCCATTGGCTTCGCTTTTATGCCCCATATCAATATCCAATATCAGCACGCCGTCTAAGCCAATACCAATGTTATAATTAGGATGTTCGCCCCACCATTTCTTGGCTTTTTCTGGGTCTTTGGTAGCGTCCTTATATCCGTGGGAACCATTAAGTGGTGTTCTGGTTCCGGGCGCAAGTGGATAGACTGCAAAGCCATGCTGCTGGTAACCAAGTGCTACTTTAAGCACGTCGACCATCGACAGCATCTCCCTCCATAAGAAGACAGCGAGCATCAATGATCTTGTCGACTGTGGCATCAGTTAATGCTTCAAGCGACTTATCTTTAAGTTCTCGCCGCAGAACGATGAGCAGTGAGCTGGCTTCTTTGAGTAAATCTTGAGTTGCTTCTATATCTGGCCTCGTCATCATTTGTCTACCTCATCATCAGCTTCTTGTGGGTCAAGAGCAGCAATCTGATCAGCGATAATGTCTCGAGCACCGTAGATTACGAATTTCCATGTATCAAAGTCACTAGATGCAGCACAAGCTACCATTAACGCGTTATCGTGTGATTGCTTGTCAGTAAACCAGCAAACGGATTCGCCGAATTCGTCAAGCATGGTGCAAAGAGCGAGCAGTGATCCTTGTGCTTTGCGTAATTCATACAGTATGTTGTTCAAATCTAATGGCTTCTTAACAGTAGTTGAAACATTTTTCATATTAATTGCCTCCATTTTCCTTGACAAAAACATCTAATAGAGACAAGCTAAAAGTTGATATATATCTTTTCGCTTGTCTTCTTCTCGCCTTGAGCTGCCACTCTTGGCGATTTTTTTGTGGCTTCAATTAGTGAGCGCCGTTCAGCTTTCTTAAACTGCCAGTACCGATCACACTCGGCATCAGCTTGCACGTAGTCGTGCCACTGCCAGCCAAATTTTGTGCTAACCCTTTGTGCCATGACGATCGTCCTCCGAGAATTGAGCATAGGCACCACAGACAGCTCCAACCATGAAAGCCATGCAGAGTGCCGGAACAGTGAGCGGGTGGCTTAGTAGCCACGTAATAATGCTAATCATCGGCATCATCCTCGTTTTCATACAGCTTTAGGATCTCCGATACCCGCAGCAACTCTTTTGCAGTCGTAACGGCCAGCTCGCTATTCGGGATATACTTGCCATCAACCGTGACTGTACTGTCTTCTGTAATGGCATGAACGTTAAGCTTAATGTCGTCTATCAAATTTCCAAGCTCGTGATCTAGTGCTATCTCTTCTTTACTAAATAAATTCATAATGTTTCCTCCTAGCGCTATGCGCCTGCCATAAGTTGCTTACAATTTGCCGCCTGCCCAGCAGTCTAAACTTCCCTTGATGCCATGAACTCGATCAACTGCTTCTTGCTAATACGCTTAGCAGTATTTACATGCGTTACCTTGATTTCGCCACGCTTGATGAGCTTGTCGAGTGTGCCTCGGCTGATGGACAATAGTTTGCATGCCTCACCGAGATTCAAGAATTCTGGAATCTGCGGCTGGATGGTCTGTTGCTGTGGCATCATCTCTGCCACGGTTTGACGTACGAGCGACCGAAGCTTGTTCTCAAACTCTGATGTAGTGCTAATCTGTAGCTGCATTGGTTTAGCCTCCTTCACTATGAGTAAATAAAAGTTAATACCCGTTTCGGGTATAGATAGACTATATACTCATAATGAATATTTGTAAATAGGTGCTAGACATTTTTTTCAAATCGAGTAACATCAATTCAGGAGGTGATCACTTTGAAAAATAGAATCAAGGCATTTCGCTACGAAAAAGGCTGGACATTAAGCCAACTTGCAAAGAAGGCCGGTATGCCCATAACAACTCTTAGCAACTATGAACGTGGAACGAGAACACCCTCTGCTGAAGTGTTAAAAAAACTAGCTGATATTTTTGAAACAAATACTGCTTATTTAATGGGACTGACTGATGCTCCGGCTGAAACACTAACAAACAGCAATTTAAAAAATATTGAATTTGAAGTCAGAAGCGAAGCATTTCAACGGCTCGCTAATATAGTGCTTTCAATCGGATCGGAATATGGGGGTAATATTGATGAGGACTCGGAAAATATTGTTTCTCATATATTGCGATTTTATATTTCGTCTAGTCGTAGTGAGCATTTGCACGAAAACATAGAAGAACTTCAGATTGTTTTATCTCTGTTAGTACAATTGGTCGATTCTGATTCTAGGAAAAAACCTCTTGGCGTTGATGATTTTGTGAAAATACAAAATGCAATTAACAATCAAATATCTAGGTTATATTTAAACAACCACGGGCAGTATACAATTGGTGATTAAGCTGTCCTTCTTATGAAAATAAATTAGAATTCTTGTTACTGTGGAGATCCATTGAGCATGATTATTATCATGGCTGAAAAATCAGCCGCCACCTTTTCCCCAATTTCGGGGAAAACTCTTCAATCTAACACCGCCTGCCCAGCGTGACGGATAGGAGAAAGCAAATGGCATCAATTAAAAAGTACGCAACGAAAGACGGCAAAGAGTTCTGGCGCGTTCAGGTCTTTGCTGGTAATGATCCACAGACTGGCCACAAGAAGTACAAGGTGCGGCGAGGGTTTAAGACAAAAAAAGAAGCCACTGTTGCAGCAGCTAGACTTGAACTAGCAATCAGCAACGGTGACTTAGAAGAAGAGAAACCAAAGCCCGTGTTCTTTCGGGATGTATATGAGGAGTGGTATGGAAACTACATTAATACGGTAAGAGAGTCCACATGGGCCCGAACTGCTGGAATGTTCAATAATCACATCCTACCGGCATTTGGCGGTAAGCGAATTGCCACGATAACCACTAAGGACGTGCAGAAGGCTGTTAAGAGGTGGTTTGAATTCACGTCTGCTAACTATAAGCGGTGGTATAACTATGTTTCATCGGTTATGGACTATGCAGTTCGACAAGGGTATATGGATAAGAACCCCGCCAAAGCCGTTGTTTTACCGCACCATGACGATCTGGTTGGTGATAAGCCGGAGAACTTTTGGACTAAGGAACAAATGAATCACTTCTTTGCCTGTATCGACCAAGCGAACCACTTCGATATCTTCATTATGTTTAGAGTTTTAGCCTTTACAGGCGTTCGTCGCGGTGAACTATTAGCGTTGACGTGGAATGATGTAAGTTTTAAAGAAAACAGTATTAAAGTGAACAAAACACTAACGCAAGGTGATAAAGGCCATCAGATCGTTCAGGCACCAAAGACACGTGCTGGACGGCGTACCATTCCAGTAGACGATCAAACGATGTCATACTTGAAACGGTGGCGTAGAATACAGCAGGAAACATTTCTACAGCTGGGTATTAATACGATGCAACCTAATCAGTTGCTTTTCACTAATACTAAAAACGGGTATCAGTCATTAAACACTCCGTCTAAGCGACTGCATAAGCTGCAAGATGACAATGGACTTACACCCAGAATAACCATTCACGGGTTCAGGCATAGCTTTATATCCAATTTGTTGATTGCTGGTGTTCCTGTTACGTCAGTGCAAAAACTGGTAGGGCACACTGATCCGACCATTACGCTTGGCGTATATGCCCACGTCAGTGCAAAACAGGAAACGGAGGCCACCGCAGCACTTGCCAAATATATGCAAAATTGA